GCCAGGAATCGTCTACAAAAGTTGCTGTAAAGTCAGTTGCACCTAATCTTTGTTGAATATTTAATATTTGGCCTTTTTTTCTATTATTAAACCTTGAAAATGCAGTAGTTTTAGTCCATTCTAATATGGATTCACTCTCTACTACCGACATTGATTGCCTTGGATCCATTAAATCATCAAAAATAAGTATATTTGCACCTTCACCTGTAATAGAACCCATTGCTGAAGTTGCTAATCTAAAGCCACCTTTAGAAGTAACAAAAGCATTTTGAGTGTTTTTAGTTTCAGATTGATCTATTTTTAAAGTTCTTGACTTAGTATCAATATGAAACTTAGGAAAAGCTCTATGGAACCAAGATGAATTTGATATCGCCCTTGCAAAAGAGTGAAGTTTTTGCGATAATGATGCGGAGTGAGATATAGAAATTATCCTTTTTTCAGGATTTAAGCCTAAATACCACATTGAAAATGCAACATTGCATAATGCTGATTTACCGAACCTAGGAGGAATATTAATATTTAATTTTCTTATTTCTCCATTAGCAAACGCTTGTAAATATTCACAAAGCAAGCCTATATACCAATTATCTAAATATTTTTCACCTCCATCAAATTTTTCAAACGATTGCTCGTAAAAACATTCTAATTTATCTCTTACAAGAAAATCTATTGTTGAAGGATTGTAAATTTCTGGCATACGCCTATTATTTATATAAATTATAACCTTTTAAAATATAATTTATATAATATAAAAAGTAAATCAAAAAATTTTTCTGGATTTTTCCGGGGACTATTTTTATTTGAATCCCGTTTCCGGAAAATTTTTCTGGGATTTTTTTCTGGAAAATTTTTTTGGGATTTTTTTCTGGAAAATTTTTTTGGGATTTTTTTCTGGAAAATTTTATTATTGAATACTTTTAGAGAAGAGAGCGCGATTCATAAGAATCATTATTACCGCGATCGTTTTAAAATTTAGCCGCGCAATATAATTATACGCGGCCAGGATAATATTATTTATTATTTTTATTTATATACATTGTATTTATATTTATATTTATATTTATAAATTAATTTTTATTTAATTTATATAATTATTATAATATATTAAATTATAACTGTACACACTTTTTTTTATATATTTTAAAATTTATTTTATTTATTTTAAAATAATTGTTTACATTTATAATTTAATATATTATAATAATTATATAAATTAAATTTTATTTTAATTTATAAATATAAATATAAATATAAATATAAATATAAATATAAATATAATGTTAGAATTTTTAAAAGAATTAAATAATAAATTCGCCGAGTTAGATAAAAAATTAGGCGATCTCCAAGATAACGTTAAAATTTTAAAAGAATCTGCGGACGATTTAAAATCAACAATATAAATATAAATATAAATATAAATATAAAATGACTAAAAATATAGAATTAGATATTATACCTATGTGCGATGAAGAATTTAAATTATTTATTAATAATTTAAATAAATATAATTTAAAATCAACGTTCATCGAAGATAATACGCAAAATCCTAATTGCAATATTATTAAATTATCAGGATCTTACGGCGATATAAAATTATATTTAGAAAACGAATATGCCACAGACAATGAAGATTTAGAATTTTTGCTAACGCAAATCAACAACTAAAATCAACAACTAAAATTTATTTTATAATATATTAAATAAACTGTTTACAGTTAAAATTTAATATATTATAATAAATATATCGGTAAAACGATAATATAATCAATATAAATATAAAAATAAAATGTATATAAATAAATTAAAAGATCTATCCAGAAATAATATAAAATTTTTATTAGACAACTTAGAATATAAATTAAAAAATCAACAAAATTTATACTACGATCGAGATATTGATACGATCGTGCTATCTGATCCTAAATTCACATTTAAATACAAATGCAACACTAGTTCGCTAGAAAATAACAAAATTATTCTTGAAATGCCTAGTTATAAAGGCGATCCTGTAGAAATTTATAATAAAATCAACAAAAATACCAACCATTTTACCTCGATGCTATATGAATTATGTGAGCTTATGGCAAATAAGGCCGATGATTTAGGATTATAAATATCCTAAATCAACAACTAAAATCAACAATATAAATATAACGATAAAATCATGAAAACATTTGACAAATATAAACAAAATTTAAAATATACTTACGGTGATAAAGGCCTAGAAATATATTCATATGGCAATTTAGTTGCTTATTATGATGAAAAAATTGATCCTAATGCATTAATTCAACCAAAATATTATAGCGTAACAACTCAAAAGCATATAAATTACGCGGCTAAATATTTCAATTTTAAATTAATTAAATCATTTTAATTTTTTGGCCTCTTTCTCTAATTGTCTCTTAATTAAATCAATTTCTTTAGGAGACAATTCTCTTTCAGCATTTACAGACGCGTCTATAACGCTTTTCTGGGTAGCTTTTCCCTCCACTCTGTCCAGTATATCATTGATCGCCTGTAATTTGATCTGAGGGCTATTTTTCTCGTCCTGGAGTATATCCAAAAATGTAAATGTTTCTAAACCAATCTCTTTTACAATTTTTGCGGCCTCTTCATTTCCATTTAATTTTAATTCTCTGGCCTTCAATTCTGTAAAAATTTCTAGGCCTAATTTAAATCTTTCTTTTAGCTCTTTTTTCTTTTTAGAATTAACCCTTAATGCCTCTCCTCCCATAGCTCCTATCCTCTTTGCTCTTTCTTCTCCTTTCTTAAATGGCTTCAAATTTTTAATTCCTTGCTCAATAGAATTCTTATGAATATTCATTTTATTTAATATAATTTAAAATTAATAATATATAAAACTAATTTTAATTGCACAATTCCAAAAGTAAATATAAAAATCAACAATAAAAATCAACAATAAAAATCAACAATAAAAATCAACAATAAAAATCAACAATAAAAATCAACAATAAAAATCAACAATAAAAATCAACACGAATTTACCAAATTAGTGAAGGTTACGAGGTTACAAGATAAGTTACAAGACTTGTAACCTAAACCAAGGTAAATCCCCCTTTGCCTAACACGCCATGAGGTTACAAGTTACGAGTTTTTCCCTTATAAGCCTTAACCATTTTATTTTTTTTTTATTTTATATTTTTTTTATTTATCATTCATATTAATCTCTATTTATCTTGTAACTTGTAACCTTTTTATAAAATAATAATAAAGAAAGTCAACAATTCTATACCCTCAGAGCCGATAAAAAAAGGTTACAAGATGCCTAAAACTTGTAACCTATCTTGTAACCTTTTAGCCATCTTGTAACCTTTTAGCCATTTTTTGCCCTCACCTTGGAATTTTGCAGGAATAAAATAAAAAAAAAGTAAAATAAAAAAGGTAAAATAAAAAAGTAAAATATATTTTAAAATATGTAAAATAATTGTTTACATTTAAAATCTACCATTATATAATTAATTTATCAATTGGCCACATTGGCTAATTGATAAATTAATTATATAAATATAACGATAAAATGACTAAAAATAATAATGAATTAAAAGAATATTTAAATCAACTTTTAGATAATGATTTTAAAATATTAATATCTAAACCTACACAATCATTTCCAGAAATGACTTACGCATTTTTTGAAAAAAATAATCGAATCGGTTATGTAGGATATGATTTTTATAAAGGGTTTAAATTTTCAACTCAACATAAACCTAATAGTAAATATGGCACAGGATTTGCCTGCCAAGATTATGAAGACTCTATAAGCAACCCTACAATAAAAGACGCAGAAAATTGTTTATTATATAAATCTGGATTTTATGATAATAATCAAGAAATGTTATATAAAAACTTAGAAGAATTTAAAAAAATGGAAACAGTTTTAGAATATGAATTCATTACCTCAAAATTTAAAATCAACAACTAAAATCAACAACTAAAATCAACAACTAAAATTATGACTAATTTAATCTTTGAATTTAATCAATCAGAAAAAGAGTGCTTAAAAGCTGTTAAAGAAAATGGGTTATCGCTTCAACATGTGATTAATAAAACTCCTAAAATAATATTAGAAGCTATTAAGCAAAACCCAGAGGCTAAGCAATATATGTCTATAGATTTATTTTTAGAAAAGGCATCTGATGATGAGATAAAGCAATATTATATGTTACCTAAAACTATTAATAAAATCAACAATTTTAACTTAAATTAAAAAAAAACTATGAAAATAACAAATCAAAAAGAACTAGACAATTTAATCGCAACAGCTGATGAATCAAATACGATAGTTTTAAATGAAGATTTACAAATAACTTTTGATTGCAAAATTCCTTGTAGCATCAAAGCTGACAACATCAACGCTCGCAACATCAACGCTCGCAACATCAACGCTCGCAACATCAACGCTTTCAACATCAACGCTTTCAACATCAACGCTTTCAACATCAACGCTTTCAACATCAACGCTCGCAACATCAACGCTTTCAACATAGAATATTATGCTTTGTGCATAGCTTATGAATCTTTGAAATGTAAATTAATTTCAGGAAGAAGAGAAAATTCATTCCATAAATGCTTAGATCAAGAAATTGAGATCATAAAAAAACAGAAGAGACAGTAACCATCGAACTAACACAAAGTCAATTAGATAAAATTAAACACTTAATAAGATATAGCCGATAATTTTGCAACAACAGCGGCTAAACTCTGGGTTCAATTAAAGAATTATGAAATAATATAATTATACTTAATAATAAGAGAGTTATTTTAATAACTCTCTTATCTTTTCATTACTATATCCTTTCTTAGACCATATTCTTCTTGATTTACCATCAATTTTTATCGGCTTAGAAACAGCTGTAAAACCTAATTTTTTTAAAATTTGATTTCTTTTGCTAGTATTTATTTCAATATCTGGATATTTAAACATCAAATCATCAAATAAATCGGAAGATGAAACTACATTCTTATTATAATATTTGCTACCTTTTTCGATCATCTCTTTAACTTCAACATAACCTTCTAAAGACGACTCCTCAGTAGCGATCATGCTCATTTTATCATCAGTCATAGGCGCTTGTTTTATAGCTAAAAATTCTTTAGTTAATTCAAATTCTAATAACCATTTTCTAATTTCACAACCATAAGTCCTTACAGCATGAAATAACTTAGGAAAATATTTCATAGCGCTTTCACCTACAATTTCAGCCATTTCGTCTAATGAATCTATAGGAACAAAAACAACCCACCATCTTCTATCATCACTATCAAGAGGGATAGAATCCTTATAATTAGTAAAACATATATAATTAGTAGTATTATAAGTCATGAATTGTTTTACACCTTTGTCGTTTATTTGAATCATTCTATCCGTAACCAAAGGTTTTAATGAATTAACAGCGTCATGGCGGTTATGTCCTTTTACTCTTAATTCTTCAAGAACATTAACGCTTACTCCTGTTGCCCAGCCATTAAAATCTGAAACAACTTGTGTAGGAGACACTGTTCCAACATTGCGATCACCTAAACAACATCTTAATAATTCACCAAAAAAAGATTTACCAACACCTTGAATAGATTGAATAACAGGTGACCATAAAATCTGTTTTCCTGGAAACTGCACCTGATGAGCAATCCACTGGGTAAATATGTGACTATTTTTATCATTTCCACAAATAAAGTTAATATGCTTTTTTACGAGTTCAATAGCTTTCATTCCGTCTTCAGTATATTCAGAAACTGCCTTTGGAACCGTCTTACTATTAAAACTATTTAATACTTTAAAATCATCAATCGTTACAATTGATTCATTTATATTAGGTAAATATGCCATCATATCAACGGTTTCAATAAATCCTCTATCAGCTACATATTTTGCTGCAGATTGTTTGCTTCCGTTTGTTGAATCAGGCACATATTTTCCATTCTTTAAATTAAATGCCTCTGTTTTCAATAATCTAAGAGTTTCTAAGTTAGCAAAACAAGTATGACTATTCACATAAACCCACGCTTTAGTCCATTCAGGAATTTCACCTTCTTCTATAAATTCACCTGAAACTACTCCGTTAAAACTAATTTCATTTCTTATTTCAGATATAGGCATTCTTGCTTTAGTCAATTCTTTTAATCGATCTTGAATTGATTTAGCAACTTTTTCTAATGCTATTTTAGAAAAACCTAACTTTCTTATCTTTGGAAATAACTCGAACTCTATTTGCTTTTCATTAGAATATTGAATCTTCTTTATTATCTCGTTTACCTTTTCTGATGCTTCATCATAAGCAACTTCTTTTACCATATAACTAATAGTCCCTAAAGTTACGCCGTGGCCTATTTTAAAACTTTTCCATCTCTTTTCAGTTTGACCTTCTTCATAGTTATCTCCTGATTGACTCCATTCTTCCCATAACTCTTTTCCTTTAATAGGATCCCAATCATGTAAAGCCATTCCGACTTTAACCCATTCATCATTTTTCATAGATGGATCAAGTTTATCAAGCATAATTAAAACTTTATCTTCAGGCCATGTTGATGATGTTCCTCCGACTATTCCATTAAAGTCTCCTAAGTCCTCTCCTGTTATAGTAACATTACTTTCAAAACTTATTAGCTTTAAAACCTCTTCAGGAGCATCTGACTGGACAAAACCCCCAAATAAATCATCAACCCATGTGTATTTTCCATCTTTTGTCTTACAATCACAAATAAGGCAATACGATCCTTCTGTTAAGAAGTCAACACCTGGAAACTCTTTTAACGTCTTTTTAAAAGATAGTCCGATATAGTTTTCAGGAATTTTAAGATAGATGTGATGCCCTCCTCTTGGAGTTTTAACGTTATAATCTAACTTTATTTTTAACTGTTTTTCTAACTTCTTAAAACTTTCTACGCCACCATTTCTAGGGTCGATATCAATAACAAGGTCCTTATTAGATATTTGCCATCCAATATTGTCATTATGACTAAATAATTTGTCTCTAGGATAAATTGTATTTCTCCAACCTGTTCTAGGTATTTTACCATCTAAAGGCATTAAATTTTTACCTGAAGACAAATATTGATCTATAATTGTGTTTTTTACCATCGTTCCTTGATATTGATTAATTATTTTTTAAGATAGTCAGAAATAGCTTTAATAGTTTTATATGTAAAGTTTTCTTTTTTTCCATCAGCCATTTTCTTAAGAGTAGGAAAGCTAAGTCCAGTTGCATTTGACACAACATATAGCCTTTTGTCTTTTAATAGTCGCTGAATATCTTCTAAAGATAATAATTCTTTGTTTGACATTTTTATTTTATATTTAAAATTAAGGTGTTATCTAATTGATTCTCTCAACTTAGTAATTATAAAATAGAGTTTTTTAAATGTAAACACAAATTTTCAATAACTAAAATAAATTTTAAAATACGTAAAATAATTGTTTACATTTAAAAAGTAGGGCGTTATAATTGATTTATCAATTGAGCGAATCAATTAGATAATATAAACTTAAAATAATAAAATTATGAAAAATATAAATGAAAAAATTGCTTTAGTAAGACAAGAAATTAAAAACATTGATGAAAAACTTATTAAATTATATGATGAAGGATTCAAAAAGAATCAAATCAGAATCGAAGATTTAGAGGCTAAACAAAATCTCCTTAAAGACGAAAGAGAAGAATTAATCGCTAAAACTATATAATGATAAAACTATGAATATATTTATTACAGATTACGATCCTTTTATATCGTCTCAACATTTAGATGATTTACGTCTAAATAAAATGATACTTGAAACAGCTCAGATGTTATGCACGGCTTATAGATTATTTTATAATGATAATCCTGAAGTATTATATAAAGATACTCATGTTAATCACCCTTGTTCTATATGGGCAAGAAGATGTTTAAATAATTTCTTTTATCTTCATGCTTATTGGGAATTGTTAAATAAAGAAAGATCACATCGTTTTCCTAATAAAAAACCTCACTTATCTTATACTAAGCTTAACGATATATTTTTAAACAAAATTAATAGAGATAAATTTTCTCGTAATTTATATTTAAAAGTTAAGTATAATTCAATTTATGTGAATTTTGATTTTAATTGCACTGAATATAAGCAATATAAAACTCCTTATGCTTATAAACGCCAATTAATTAAAAAATGGCTTAACGATATTAAGCCTCCTAAATGGACTAATAGAGAAATTCCTTATTTCTTTGAAGATTGGAAATTTTTTATTAAAACTAATCAACAAGACAATTTAATAACCTAACTATGAAAAATTTTAATAATCCTCCGTTATCTGAAACTAAATTAGATAATTTACGTTGCTCTTGTCAATTACCAAAAGAATGTATATTTAAAAGAATAAAACGTTGCACTGAAGTTATTGAAGAAAAAATTACATTTGATAAAATATAAGGTTTTGAATTATTGAGCTATGTTTTTGACAAAGTTGATGAATTTTTTAAAGAATATGATTCTAAAGATCAAGACACTTTAATTATGAGGGTATATGATAATATTGAACGAGGACAATTAGGTAATATTGTTCATTTTTAACAATATCTAAAATAAATTTTAAAATATGTAAATTTTTTGTTTACATTTAAAATTTAGCCTTATATAATAGATATATCAATTGAACAAATCAATTAGATAAATATAAACTTAAAATGATAAAAACTATGAAAATTAAAAAATCTATAAACTTAATGACTATAAAAGAAATTAAATCTAAATTTACAACTGATCAAATGTTAGATATGATTAAAACTTTTACTGAAAATGCTGAAAAAATCAGCACTAAAATAAGACATTCTAATAATCAGTTTTTTGCTGAAGTTCAAACTAGTTTATATGAATTAGAAATGGACAAAGTTCGTAAATTAGAATCAATAATTTATTAACGCTAAAACTATGAATAAAGAATATACTAATGATGATAAAGGTTTCAACAATTATATAGTTGATAAAGTAATACCTGTAGAATTAGAAGCTAAAAAGTTATTTGAAGAACACGGAGAAAAAGCAATTGATATTGTTAACCGTAGAATCGCTAGTTTTAATAACCAACATTCTAAGGAAAGCGACTTTTGGTATTCAGTATTAACGGAAGTTGAAAAACTTATTGATGAAAAGAATGTTTGAATTTACAATATTCTGGACAAGTTACACAGAATTTATTTAGAGCTTAGGTCCAAGAAATAATAGTAAATGACTGATAGGAAAGACTATCATTAAAATGTTTATTAATTTAAAATTTATAATAAAATGTCAATAGAAAATGAAATTAAAAAGCTTAGAGAATCAATAGAAGGTTTAACTAATGCTATAATAGAATCTAATAAGGAAAAAGTCCAAATAAGAGTTTCTGAACCAACCCCAGTTAAGGTTGAAACTAAATTAGAAAAAGAAATTAAAGACGCTGAGGAAGAAGGAAAAGAAATAGCTAAAATAATCGAAGAAAGAAAAAAAGAAGTTGAAATTCCTAATGCAAAATTACAATATAATATAAATAAATCAAAAGAAGATTCTAAAGTAACCAATGATATGGTTAAACAATTAGGAAAAGAAAAAATGGCTGCAGGCGTAGACAGATCTAAAATAAAATCAATAATTACTAGTTTAGCAGGCCCAGACGCTTCAATTGCCGATTTAGATGAATCTAATATTGAAGAATGCTATAACAAAATTAGTGAATTACAACCTGAATCAAAATAATTATGAAACTATTTACTAGTATATTGTTTGTAATATCAATGAACAGTTACGAATTTCCTGATTCAAATAATTATGAAATAGTTTTTAGACAAATAATAGATTCAGTAAAAAATCCTAATACTACTAATTATTATATACAATAAAATGATAAATTTAAAAGACAACGAAAACTATTATCCAGGCGGATTATCTTCTATCAGTAAAGATAAAAAGCACGCAAAATTATCAGCTTCAGGATCTAGTAAATGGTTAAATTGTGCTGGATCAGTTGAGGCTGAATCAAAAATTCCTAATAAACAATCAGTATATGCTGAAGAAGGAACTTTAGCTCATGAGTTAGCAGATATATGTTTGAAAAATTACATAAATTCTTGTGCATTAAATAATGACTATAAATCACCATTAGATAGAATTGGTGAAACTATAAAATGTGAATCAGATAAAAAAGTAATATCTACTGTTGTAACAGAAGAAATGGCCAAGTTTGTTCAAGAATATATTGACTATGTCTTAGCTCATGAAACAAAAAATAGCCAATTATATACTGAAGATAGAGTTGACTTTTCTAACATTGTTCCAGATGGATTTGGGACTATGGATGCGGCTATTCTTGATTATGATACAGGAATTTGCCACATATTTGACTTAAAATATGGGCAAGGTGTTCCTGTTGATGCTGTAGAAAATACACAAGCCCAACTTTATGCACTTGGATTTTATAATGAACTTAAATGTTTAGATGTTATTAAATCATTTAAAATTCATATAGTTCAACCTAGAATATTTAACTATTCATCATGGGAAATAACCTTAGATGATTTATTTAAATTCGGGGAATATGCCTCAAAGAAAGCAAATGAAGCTTTAAGTCCTAATGCTCCAAGAATTCCAGGAGAAAAACAATGTAAATGGTGTAATGCTAAAGCTACTTGTCCTGCTCTTAAAAAGCATACTGAAGATACTATTTTATCAAGTTTTGAAGATTTAAATAAAGATATTATGTTTAATGAACTTAATGACGAACAACTAAAACTTATTCTTGACAACAAAAAACTTATTGAAGACTTCTTAAAATCAGTTGAACAACAT